AAGCATCCGGTCGCATGGTGATCCGTTACCGCGCCGGGGTATTGCCGACGATGCGAATCCTGCATCGCGGTGACGTCTACAACATTCAAGGGCAGCCAATGCCAGACCCGGTGTCAGGTCTTGAGTACCTCACTATCCTGGTGTCGAAGGGAGTGGATGATGGCTGAGACAGTAGAGTTCAGCATTACTGGCCTTGATTCACTGCTGGGTAAGCTGGAAGCCATAACCTACGACGTCAAACGCAAAGGGGGGAGGGCTGCACTGCGCAAGGCTGCTCAGGTGGTTCGCGCTGCAGCCGCAGAGAATGCCAAGCGGATCGATGATCCTGAAACTGCTGCGGCGATCCACGCAAACGTTGCCTTACGTTGGAGTGGCCGATTATTTAAACGAACGGGAGACCTGGGATTTCGCGTCGGTGTGCTGGGTGGCGCTCGTATTCCAAAATCGAAGAAAAAGGGCGCGGAGCCTGGTGGTCCGGGCGGCGATACGCGCTACTGGGCGTTTGTCGAGTTTGGAACCTCCGACACGGCGGCGCGTCCCTTTATGCGCACCGCCCTGGCCAACAACATCGACCTAGCTACCAAAACATTCGTAACCGAGTACGAGAAAGCAATTGATCGTGCGATCAAGCGTGCGGCAAAGGCTGCCGGGAGTAATTGATGCCAGCAGCACCTATATTCGCCGTGTGTGCAGCTGATGTTGGCGTTCGTGCTTTGCTTGGGATAACGCCACACCGACTTTATCCGTTCGGCGAGGCGCCGGAAGGCGTGATCAAGCCATATGCCGTTTGGCAATTGGTCACCGGTAGCCCGGAAAATTATCTGGCAGGTCGCCCGGACCTGGACGGCTTCACGCTACAGGTTGACGTGTACGCGGTCACTGCCACTTCTGCCAGAGCCGTCACCGACGCAATAGCTCATGCAATTGAGCTAAACGCCTACGTCGTCCGATGGGGTGGCGAGAGCAAGGACACAGCAACAAATCTTTATCGGTCGAGCTTTGACGTCGACTGGCTTGTACCCAGATAGCAAAACACCAATCCCGGCCCGCCTTGTGCGGGTTTTTTTATGCCCGACATTTGGAGAACGCCATGTCGATCCTTTCCCAAGGAACCCAGATTTACGCGCTCGTGCCATCGGTTGCCAACCCAGCCGTGTTTGAAATCCTCGAGATTGAATGCGCTACCGCTTTCAGCCCGGGCGGCAACCCTGCAGACCAGATCGAAACGACCTGTCTCAGTGGAAAAGTGCGGACGTATATGCGAGGGCTGCGTACGCCAGGTCAAGCGTCCTTGACGCTGAACGCGGATCCTCGCAATGCCTCCCACGTGCGCCTGCATCAGCTGTCCGAAGATGACAGCATCGAAAACATTCACTGGGCTGTTGGTTGGTCTGACGGAACCGGCATCGAGCCTTCCGTTGCCGCAGCAGGTTCTCTGGCAGAAATCAGCCTCACGGCTGGCGGGACCGGTTACACGACCGCTCCGACTGTGGCGATCACCGGCGGCGGCGGTACCGGCGCAACTGCAACAGCGACCATCAGCGGTGGTTCTGTGACTGGATTCAACATCACCAACCCTGGTTCCGGGTACACCTCGACCCCAACTGTTGCGCTCACTGGTGGCGCCGGTACTGGTGCGACGGCGACCGCCGAGCTTGCTGAAAGTGACGACTTCGTTCTGCCGAGCACCCGTACCTGGTACGTGTTCGACGGCTATGTCTCCGACTTTCCGTTCGATTTCTCCGCGAACACCGTGGTAACCACGGCCGCAACCATTCAGCGTTCGGGCGGCTCCGCCTGGATTCGCAAAACCACGAACGTTTAAGGCGCCGCTATGCAGCTGAGTATCAAGGCATTGATGGAGAACGGGGCGTTCACTGGCCGCCCAGTTGAGAAGGAAATCGTCTGGGTTCAGAACGGCACCGAACTGAAGGCCACGGTCTTCGTTCGTCCTCTGGGTTATCGGTCTGCTGTCAGCGACGTGCTTTCGTCGTTCGGCAAACAGGACGGAGCGGCGGGCCGCATTGCCGCCTGCATCTGCGATGAAGCAGGCGTCCCTGTTTTCACCGTGGGCGACATCACCGGTGAGGCTGATCCAGAACGAGGCGAGCTGAACAGCGAACTTTCCAAAGCGTTGCTCTCAGCCATTGGCGAGGTAACGCAGCTGGGAAAGACGAAGAGCTCACCGACACCGACGAGCTATGGCACGAAATCGCCATCTCGATCGGCGCCACGATCGCGGAAGCCCAAGAGCGCGTAAGCCTCACCGAATTCCGGAGTTGGGCGAGGTACCGCGCCAAGCGCGGCTCGCTCAACGTCGGCATGAGGATCGAATATGGCACGGCGATGCTGGCCAGCATCTATGCCAACACCCACAGCCAGCATGGTGGTTACACCATTTTCGACTTCATGTCGCACGATTCAGAGCGTCCGGTAACGCTGGAAGAAGCGATGAAGTCGTGGGGTTGAGCGAAATCCTTTCGTAAGCCCGAACGGGTGGTGTCACTTGGAGTTATAAATGGCCAATTCACTGGGCACGCTGACGCTCGATCTGATCGCGCGCATCGGTGGTTTCACTGGTCCGCTCGACAAGGCCGAAGCTTCTGCGCGCAAATCCGGCAAAGGAATTGCCGAATCGGCCAACGTCGCCTCGCTGGCATGGAGCGCTCTCGGCGAGGTCATTGCCGGAGCGGTCGCCGGTTTCTCAGCAGGCGCTGTGTTTACCAGTTTCATCACTGAGACTCGCGACGCGGAAAAAGAGCAAGCCCAGCTGGCTGCTGTACTGAAGTCCACTGGAGAGGCCGCAGGATTCAGCCGTGATCAGCTGAACGACATGGCTGATGCGATGGAAAAGGCTACCACCTTCTCCGGCGGCGACATCAACCAGGCGCAGACTGCGCTACTCGCATTCACCGGCATCGTCGGCGACCAGTTCACGCGGGCATTGAAGTCCGCATCTGATATGGCGGCGCGTACCGGGACGACTGTTGTGCAGGCTGCTGAGACGATCGGCCGGGCACTGGACGTGCCAACCGATGGTCTCGGGGCACTGAGCAAGCAGGGCTTCAGGTTCACGGAGGATCAGAAGAAGCTGGCCGAGGCCATGGAGTCGACCGGCGACATTGCCGGCGCTCAAGGCATCATCCTCAAGGCGCTCGAAGAATCCTACGGCGGCGCGGCAGCCGCTGCTCGCGATACGTTCGGCGGTTCGCTGGATGCTTTGCGCAACACCATCGCTGGGCTTTTGACAGGTGAGGGTGGTCTTGACGGTGCCCGCGCTGCCATTGAGGCGGTGAACACTGCGCTTGCTTCGCCGGCCGCTCGCGCCGCGCTGGGCCTCACCGCGCAGGCGGCTACAGCGCTGGCGGTGGTTCTGGCCACGCGCCTTGCTGCTGGTGCGGTTGCCAGCGGCGCAGCTTTCGCAATGGCTCAGGTGGAAGCGGTCCGCTACCAGTTGGCTCTGGCTCGAATGGCCGGCGTTGCCCCCACAACCGCAGCTGGCCTTGTTAGTGTCGGCGTTGCTGCGCGTGGCGTTTCTGCTGCCATGGCATTGTTGGGCGGCCCGGTTGGAGTCGCACTCCTTGCGGCGAGCGCCCTCGCATATTTCGCTATCAGCGGAGACGATGCCGAGGAATCGGCCACGTCGCTTGGTCAGAAGGTAGACCTACTTAATCAGTCGTTCGACGGATTCACCAAGAACCAAGCCACAGGCGCGCTGCAGGACATCAACAAGGACTTGATGGACGCCCAGCTTCTCGCGATCGATGCGCAAAGCTCCGTGTCTCAATACCAACGACTGTTGCGTGACCACCCTGATGACTCCCGACAGCAGGCGTGGAATGAGTCGCTTATTTCCGCGCAGGCCGAACTGGACGGCGCACGCCAAAATGTCGAGGCCTACGGCAATCAGATCAAGGTGCTCAACGGTATCATCGAGTCGCCGGTTTCCGTCGAGCAGTCGAAGGCGTTCAAGGAACTCGCGAAAAGCCTGGACGAGCAGATCCTGCTCTCCGGTAAGAAGACCAACGCTGACAAACTGGCCGCGCGTATTGGTGCCGGGCTGGTAACAGGTCTCAAGCAGGGCGAGGCTGACCTGCTGGTCGCCAAAGCCAAAACCCTGGATGCCAGTGAAGCAGCAGTCGACTCCCAGAAAAAGTATGCCGCCGAGGCTTTGCAGGCTTCGAAAGCTGCGGAATCAGAAGCGAAGGCGCTGGCGAAGCGCGGTGATGATGCCGCAACGGATTACCAGCGTCAGATCGCGCTCATCAACACCAGTGCCGAGGCCCAGAAGAAGGCCACCGAGACGGACAAACTTCGTTTCGAACTGGCGTCCGGCAAGCTGACGGGCCTCAATGCTGACCAGCAGAAGCGGTTGCAGGGCCTGGCTGCCGAGATCGACGCCTTACAAACCCTGAAGGTTGCCAACGAGGAAGAGGCGAAAGCCGCCGCCTTCGCGGCAACCCTGAACTCAGCCAACGACACAACGCGTTCCGGCTTCGACATGGAACTGGCTGGCGCTGGTATGGGCGATAAAGCCCGCGATCGGTTGCGCGAAGATCTCGCTATTCAGCAGGACTACAACCAGCAGATGGCGGACTTGCAAAAACAGATGAACGCCGGCGACATTACCAAAGAGCTGTACGACAAGGAAACAGGTTTGCTCAAGGAAGCCTTGGCAGAGCGGATGGTGCTGCAGCAGGACTATTACAACCGCCAGGACGAGGCGCAAAAAAACTGGGTCGATGGCGCGTCGGATGCATTCAACGACTACGTCGACAATGCCCGCGACCTGACCACCCAAACAAGGCAGGCGTTCAGCTCCCTTTATGACGGCCTCACGGATGCTGCCGTCGAGTGGGCGTTCGGCGCCGACCTGACCTTCAAGGATGTCGCGACCAATTTCGCGAAGATGATCGCCAAGATGGCCTTGCAGTCAGCGGCTTCGAACGTATTTGCCGGCATTGCAGGTAGTGCCGTCGGCGCAGCGCTGGGCGGCGGCGGTGCAGCGTCATCGGCGGGGAGCACCGCCGCCGGTTACGGCAGCGCATACGGCTTCTCGGACGGCGGCTACACCGGGGACGGCGGGAAGTTTGAGCCCAAGGGCGTAGTCCATGGTGGCGAGGTCGTGATCCGCAAGGAAGTGGTGCAGCAACCAGGCATGCGGCGTTATCTCGAGCAACTCAACAAAAACGGGAAGGGCTACGCCGATGGCGGTTACGTCGGCTCGTCTGGTGGGTCTGGTGGCGCGACGTCCGCGCCTGGAGTGGTTATCCAGCAATCGTTCGCTATCCAAAGCGCTGAATCTGGCACAACTCCACAGGATACTCAGGCGCTTGGCCAGGTTTACGCTGACGTTGCTCGTCGCGGCGCCCAACAGGAAATCGCAAAAGAAAGCCAGCCTGGCGGATCAATCTGGAGGCTCGTAAATGGCCGTTGAGACTTTCACCTGGTGCCCGCTGATATCTCCCACCAGCTCACCTGAGTATCGGAACCGCAGCTCTAAATTCGGCAGCGGTTATGAGCAGGTGGTGGGGGATGGCCCGAACAATAAGGTTGATTCCTGGCCGCTGACGTTCGTTGTGAAAGAGGCGGTCGCGGTGCAGATCAAGGCATTCCTCGATCGTCATGCTGGGAATAAGTCGTTCTTCTGGACACCACCGCTTGGGCAGCTTTCTTTCTTTCGGGCGTCCGCTCCAACAATCACCCCGAACGGCGCAGGCGTATTCACGCTGGCGACGACCTTTACCCAATCGTTTCTTCCATGAGGGGCAACCATGCCGCTGATCAGTGATATCCAGGTGCTCGAACCTGGCAGCGAAGTGCTGCTCTTTGAATTGGACGGGACGGACTACGGAGCGGATGTGCTGCGCTTTCACGGGCACTCGATTCCGCATACGCCGGCTGAACTGCTCGCGGCAGGAGCCGATGCCGACCAGCTGCCAGCGAAAGCCATCTGGTGGCAGGGCACCGAGTACAGTGCTTGGCCTATGCAGATCGACGGCATTGAGGCGAACAGCGACGGTACTGCGGTTCGGCCAACGCTTTCAGTGGGCAACGTGAACGGGCGCATCACCGCGCTCTGTTTGGCGTTTGAAGATCTGCTCGAATTCAAGTTGACGATGCGGCATACGCTGGGCACCTACCTCGACGCTGCGAACTTTCCGATCGGAAACCCAAAAGCAGATCCAACTCAAGAGACGATCGAGGTCTGGTACATCGACCAGAAAACCAATGAGGACGGGGAAAACGTCAGCTGGGAATTGGCCAGTCCTGGCGATGTTGGCGGCGAGTCCATCGGCCGACAGGCGACGACCCTCTGTCACTGGTGCCTTACCGGTGGTTACCGCGGGCCGAACTGTGGCTACACTGGCGGCTACGTCACGAAAGACGGTGTGCCAACCGATAATCCTGAGCTGGATGCCTGCGACGCAACACTGGGCCGTGGCTGCGAACCGCGCTTCGGCATAGGCAACCCGCTGCCGTTCGGTGGCTTCCCGGCCGTTTCCCTGATCGCAAGGAGCTGACATGCGAAAGCACATCTTGAGCGCGATCCAGGCGCACGCGGCGGCCGAGTACCCGAAAGAGTGCTGCGGGCTGCTGCTGGCGATCGGGCGTAAGCAACAGTATTTCCCGTGCCGCAATATCTCGACTGAGCCGAGCGAAGAGTTCCGGATTGATCCGGAGCAATACGCCGAGGCCGAGGATATCGGCGAGGTGATCGGCATCGTCCACTCGCACCCGGATGCCACCAGTCGCCCGTCACCGCGGGATCTGGCCATGTGTGAAGCAACCGCGATGCCATGGCACATCCTGAGCTGGCCCGAAGGAGACTTGCGAACGGTCATGCCGAGCGGTGACGTTCCGCTGCTGAAACGGCCATTCGTGCACGGCGCTTGGGACTGCTGGCAAGTCTGCGCAGACTGGTACAAGCGCGAGTGGGGTCTTGAATTCGAAGCCTTCAAGCGTGCCGAGGGTTGGTGGGAGAGCAAGGAAAATACCAGCCTGTACGAGGCGAACTATGAGGCTGCCGGCTTCTACCGCGTTGACCAGCCGCAGCGCGGCGACATGATCGTGATGGAAGTTGGGCGGACGGTTTATCCGAACCATGCCGGGATCTTTCTGGGCTCCGATCCATCGCTACCTGGTGAGGATGCGGCGACTTTCGGCCCCGGGCCATTCCTGCTGCACCACCTGTACGGCCGCCCAAGCGAGATCATTGTATTCGGCGGGCCTTGGCTTGACCGGACACGCCTGATCCTCAGGCACAAAGACGCACAACTAACCAAATGACGCGAAAGCCCGGAGCGAAATATGAGTCAGCCATTTGCGCGAACTGAAGATGGATGCGTGTTTATCAGCGAAGCGGTACTGAAATCCCAAATGATCGTTTCGGCTGTCGGCGTTTCATTGCCGGCTGACTTTGGCGAAAAGGCTGAGGAGA